CATATTGAATATGTTCTCTAATAGACTCCCAATCTTCAGGACTAACAATATTCTTAAGAATCAATTGTGTCTTAAGCATATCATTAAACATTTGAGCAAATCTCTTTCTCAAACGTCCTACAAACTTAGAAAATTTAAGTTCATCTCTAAGTATTTCAGATGAACGACCCAAGTTAAAACCACCATCATTAGCAATTCTAGATTCTGGAACACCAAGTGCTCTATAAAGTTTCTTCTGAAAGTACTCAATATCAGAAAGTTCTCCAAGATTTTGTCCACCTGGAAGTGTTGTAATTTCAGTTCCTCTACCACCTTCTCTACGTGGTAACCAGAAATCTTCCATCATAGACATGAACTTACGATCATCTCTAACTTCACCAGTAGCAGCATTATAGACAAGTTTATTTCTATAACGATACATTACCTCTTTAAGGTATTGTTCTGCCTTAACTTTTGGTAAATTACCAACATCAATATAAAATATTCTTCTTTCTGGTGCACGAGACATGCGATAGATGACTAATGAATCCTCAATCATTCTAAGTTGATTGAGACCTTTAATTGCTTTGTGAAGATATGAAAGAATATTTCCTTTATTTCTATCAACTAATCCAGATGTACAATAAGTAATTGCATCTTTTGCAATTCTAATCCCCTTAGTTCCACCACCACCTGTTAAAGTGTTTGTTGGATAATTAGGTTGAGGGGTATACATAAAATATTCATCTATTTCAGGATTTACAACTTTTGCATCATCCCCACGACTTCCTACAGCAGTGATATAATCATTTCTTTGTTTCTTCTTTTCTTGCCTAATAAATCTTATTTTTAACGAATCAATATATCTTAAATCTTGAATACCTTCTTGTGGTTTTTTCTGATCAATAACTTTCAAATAACATAACTTACCATCTATATACCAATTTCTAAAAATTTCATGTGCCTTTCTATCAAAATCTAATATCTCTTTGATATTTTTAAATTCATCCCTAATTATTTTCTTTAGTTTATCACTAGCATTTAAATTGGAAAGTTCTATTTCTACTGGTGAATCATATAAATCACTAACAATTGCTTCATTAACAATATCTTCAATGGCACTATCCGCTTCGGGATGAAGTGCCATCTCTCTATATCTTCGTATTAAATCAAATTCGTTTTTATAAACACCTTCAATATCTACATATTGGCCATAAAAACCACTAGAAATATAAAACTCAGACCCGTCCTCATTAGTTTGAGGAACGGGTGATACTATAGATTTTGATTGTTTTTCCTTATCCTCAAGTGAGAAACCAAAAAGTCTTGCCATATTATAATTTGGATTGTCCTGTTATTATAGCACTATTTAGCGGATATCTTCACCACCAGCATTTGCAGCAGTACCTTTAAATGCTTCCCACCAATGAACCTGCATTTCTACAGTAAACTCTTCAATAGTATCAGTAGTCTCATAACTTAAGTCTATTGTTGAAACTGAAGTAGGATAAATGTCCCAGAATTTATAAGATCTGAGAATTCCACCATCACGGTCTAATTGATGAACCATAGCATCTTTTTGATATTGCTCTGGGTCAGTAATTCCTGATGCATCATCTAACTTATTAATAGAATTCATCCATTTTTCAAAGGCAGAACGGATTACAAAATCAACATCGTTGATAACTGTAATTGTCCATGTTTCGAATGTTCTATCACCAGCAACTTTTAAAATACGACCCCTGAAAGGTATATCTACAGGAGCAATATTTGAAGATGGTAATGCTGCAGCTTTTATAAGAAATCTTGATTTTTGCAGCACATCATTAGATATTGCAACAGAATCTGGGAATGCTAACTCAACCTCAAAGAGATTCGGCCTAGCACCACCACCAGATAATCTGCTCTTAAAATCACTAATTTTCCTTAAAGGAATAGTGTTAACTTGTTTGCGGGAGGGCATAATTGTAAACCTCTAAATTAATTTAAACTGAACCGATTACTTCTTCAAATGAAACGCCAGTTCTTGTGGCAATAAATGTTAGACCAATGAAGTTAATTGATCTTGCAGGCTTAATGTATATATCAGCAATAAACTCATTCGAGTCAATAACCGCAGCAGTGTTATTTGTTTCATCACAAATAACAACATAATCCTGAATTCCTCGCTTAGCCTGAACGTCACGTAGGAATGGTTCAACGATATTAACGAAATTCGACCTAGTAATCTCATCGTTGAATTCGAATAACTGATCCTTGGCAGCAGCAGATATTGCATCTTCAAGATAGATGAATAATCTACGAACATTGATTCTATCGAATGCAGATGCCTTGGCAAATCCAGTCTTATCACCAAATAGGATAATTCCTGATCCTGGTGAATGAATTACTGGGTTTACTCTATTTGAATAAAGTGCATCTCTTTGTAGTTTGGTTGGATTATATGCCAACTTAACTGCATTTAGAATTGTTCCTCTATCAGTACCCGCTGGTGAGAACCATGGGAAATCATTGATATCGGTTCTTGCACAACAACCTGCAATATCACCATTTACTGGAATCCAACGGAATGTGTTGTTAAACCTATCGTAAATGTACTTATATCCACTATCAAATACAGCATATGATGAAGATGTTATTGTACTATAGTAATCAGTTACTTTAGTAGTAATTTCAGCATCACTATAAAGTGTTGCTGCAGTATCAGTATCAGTATCTGTAATTTGTGATGCTCTATAAGGTGAAATAAATGCAACAGCATCCTTTCTAGCCTCTGCAACAGCAATTAATTTTTCTGCTAATGCTCTACTCTCATCTTCCCCATATTTACCAGTTCCCATAAGTAGGAAATCTACATCCACTGTAGTATCATTTTCAAACTTACCATAACCACCTATTAAATCATCCAATCCAGCATCTAATGCACCAGTAGTTGTAAGATCAGTTTTTCCACCATAATTTTTACCACCTGAAATTACTTTATCTTGTGGTCCAGAAAAATTAAAAATTATTCCGTCTGCATCCGTATCCCATGGTAGATCAGTTTGTGTCCAACCATCAACAGTAGTAAATCCTCCCTTAATGGTGTCAATATCATTTCCACCTCCACCATATATGTAATCAGAACCTGATGCCAAATATGATCTCCAGTATGAAGGTGATCCTACAGAAAATTCTGCATCTTTTGCTTTAGATAAGAATAAATTCTTTTCTAAAATTGTCCCTGCATTTCCAGTAATAGATCCTTTTGCATCAATTACAACTACATGAACTTCATCATTTCTAGAACCTCTTGCTGCAGCAAACGAGGAAGTACCTGGACGATCTGCAATAGTATTCCAACTAATAGTAGTTCCTGTTGCAGTAGTAAGTACTTGCTGATCCCACCAATCTACTTCTTGACTTGCTGTTGTAGCATAAAGAGTAGATCCATCATCTGAAAAACTAATAGCACCTGTTCCAGCAAATTTATATGTATTATTATAATCTTTTGCTGTTGCACCCAATCCAACAACTTTAACATCAACTATGTTTTTTCCTGCATGTAACTTTGTTACGATACCTTTAAGTACCCCTGTAGTAACTGATGTACCACCAGCACCAGAGATAACTTTAGAAAATGCTTGAGTTACTCCCATACCAACAGTAACATTTGCAGTACTAGCAACAGAGATAGTTTGATCTGCTGCACCGTCTATAATAGCAACTCTAACGTCATTAGACCAAGTTCCTGGGTTCTTGGCAACAACTGTTTTACCACTAATAACATTCTTGTCGTATCCAAGAGCTTCATAATGCTCTTGACTTCTAATCTTTACACTACTAGCAGTACCAACCGCACCGTTGTATGTGTGAGTATCATCTGCTCTAATAACACTTAATTGTCCACCATATGCAAGATAGGATGATGCAACCAACCAATCTTCATATTGTTTATCCACATCATGTGGTCTTCCAAAAGTGTTTAGTAAGTCGTTCTCACTAGTAATCTGTACAGGTTCACCTATTGGTCCTTTTTCGAAGGATCCTACAATACCCCCAATCTTGTCAGTAGTAGTATCAACTCTACCGATAGTTAAGTCAACTTCCCTTACCAGAATTCCAGGAGATGCTAAATTTAAAGGCATCTTGTT